CCTCAGACACTAGTTCCCAAACTCTAATGATAGAGTCTGCATCGGTTCCCAATGCAAGACCCTCATCCATGATTTGTTGAAGTTTATTTACAACCTCATCAACCTCATGCTTCCACGCGGGTTCAGCGAACCCAAACTTAGGAAGATTAGTTACAGGATCTTTTCCTAGATAAACAGGAAAACTTTCCATATCCATTCTTGGATCCCCAAATAGGGGAGTATATACTTCTTCTATAACAGGCCATATGGCCCGATGTAGTTGAGATATCTCCTCTAGCCGTCCGGCGTGAGCTTTCTTTTTAAGAGAGGCCACTTTGGGATCAAATTTCTGTCCGGTTCGCATCGCGAACTCCTCAGAATAAAAATGGTCTGTAAAATATTGAGCCATATAAACTGGCGCCATTTTTCTGACCATTCCAATATCAGTATCAACTACTTCTTTCGCAGGAGCTATGACAACGTCACGGTCTTCCGGGAAAGGGATATTGGATAAAAGTTTACCACGGGGTCCCATCCGAGAGGATCTTGGAAGGAACCCTGTGATATCTAAACCTCTACACCACTTCTGCCAATCTTGAGCAGCAGTGGTTAGGGATCCAACAACCCGTTTACCCTCCTTCGCAATCATCATGATTGCTGAAAGAGCAAATTGGATGTTGAATTCCCCCATGGGTTCTTCGAACCCAGACCCAAGGTTTCCTTGATTACCGCCTAGAGCCTCCACCCTATTAGCTATTGCTAGTAGGAGAGTCTCACATCCGGTAGCTTGGTAACCCAAAGACTTTAATAAAGTCATTGAGTTCCCAAGTGAAACAATCAAGGCTGCCTGGGTCGCTCCACCTAAAGCTCCTTTGTTCCATTCTTTCACACTAGAGATGTAATCTTTTATGGAAAGAAGGGATCGTAGGAACCTAGACATTTTGATTGATGTCTCAGTCCCCACCGAACACCATCCTCTTCGAAGGCTTCGCAACGCGAACTCCACTCGTTGAGAGGTTGTGGTTATAGCCTCTTCTTCTTTTACGGAAATCGGGGAAATATTCACCGAATCCATAAAATATTGGGAGGCGAAAGAGAATACTCTTCCGACCATGGTCTTAGGTGGTGATGTAGGTACTTGTAATTCTTCGGTTACCCGAAGGTACATGTTAGCCACAGATTCGTTGGCGGTAACGTTGTCGTCCCCTAGGATCCGATATCCTAGGAAAGTAAACGGATCTATCCCTGCTTTTTTTGCAGAGAAGAGCTCAATC